CAGTTACTCTGGTGGTGAAATGATTGCCGCCTCTGTGTTTGGTGTTGGAGTTATGGCTACCAAAGCAACACAAGGAGTAAACAAGTTAATACAGCTTGGGCCTAGTATTGGCAGTATGAAGGGCTGGAAAAGTATGCCTATAGCCCGTGAAGGAGCAAAGACTTTTGTTTCTGGTGCAGGGCTTGGACTTGCTGAATCATTACTACGACAAGAAATACAGATTGCACTTAATGAACGCGAAACAAGAGACGTAGTTGACTACATGGTCTCTGGTGCAATGGGTGGCTCTTTTAATACATTGTTCTCTGTCTTTGGACGGACTGGGTTGTGGGGCATTAATAAAGCAATGAATGCTACATCAGCCGCTAAAAGAGCCGCAGAGGATGCTTTAGTAAGAGCTAATGCAATAGAGAACCCACGTAAACGAGCTAAGGAAGTACAAAAACTTCAAGAAGCCCTTAGGCACTTAGATGAAGTAGAAGCAGGGTGGAGAGATGCTGGACGAGTAGAAGGCGAATATAGAGAGAAAGCACCTGAGCTTCCTCAAGGGGACAACCCTAGCGGTGACCCACGGCAGGCTCCAAAGTTAGACCCATTGCCTAACCCTAACTCTAAACCAGACGCTCCAGAAGGTGAGATACCTAGTGTTCCTGTGTCAGATGAATTTGATGGGCTTACTTACAAACAGCTACAAGAAGAAGCTAAGAGCCAAGGCATAAGAGCTAATCAAAAGAAAGAAACTTTACTTGAGGAGTTAAGAGCTTCCAAGAAGCCTGTTGAAGAAGAAGTGCCAACACAAGAGCCTACCCCAGAGGCAGAAACTTCTACTCCTGAATCTACTCCTGAGCCTGCTCCTAAGAGTTCTATACAGCAAGAAATAGAAGACTTAGCTAATAGAGTAAAAGGATTGTCAGGAGAACAACTTCTTAAGGTAGAAGGAGAACTTACTAGGCAGTCAACAAGGATAGCCGAGAAGTTAGAGCCTGACCTAGACTTTAGACTAGAGAGTATCTCTGATACCTATACTGCTGGTAAGGAATTAAAGGACGGCGACATTGATGACCTTATTACTATAGTCACTGACCTTCGTACTCTAAATGAAACACGAGACTTACTGAAAACAGCAACGGGTAGAGGACAACAAGGCTTTAGAGGGGACTCCGATAAGTTTGTTTGGGAGTCATCCACTTCTTACAGAGCTATAAAAGAAGACATAGCTTTGATGGACTTACAGGAGTCGTTATTTCGTATGAAGAAAGGACAGCCTGTCGATGAGTTCACCACACAAGTAAAAGAGTTTTCTGAGCTAGGTGATAATATAAAGAAAGACGCTTATGATATTTTCGTAACAAAAGCGGATGACCCAAAAGAAAAAGACTTTGCGCAAATGACTGAGTCTGAAAGAAACCTAGCTATAAATAGGTCTTTCACTAAGAGGGTTCGTAAAAAAGTACAGAGTCTTAAAAAACAACTCGATAAACAAAGAGCTCTAATGACTTCTCACATGGATTATCCCATGAATGAAAAGCAAAGAGCATCATTGAAAGCAGAGGTAGATAAACGACTAAAGGAAAACCCTACCATTCAACTGCTAGATGAGAAAATAAAGTACTACAATCAAATCCAAAAGGAAGCAGACAATCTAGCTAAAGCTGAGGAAGAATTAGTTCGTCTGACTAACATTGAAGCTGAAGGTAACATTAGTCAGCTTAAAGATGAGATAGACAAACCAAGGTCAACAAAGGCTGGTGTAGAAGACGCCTCTCCAAACAAATTAGCAGAGGCAAAGAAAAAGATACAACAGTCTAAATCTCGTATGAAAGCAAAACTCAAAGACATTGAGCGTGCTGAGTTAGAGATGCAGAAGATGGAAGTATTCTTATCGATGCAGAGCTACAACATGCGTAGCTTAGAGCTTGATGTTACCTCACGAGCAACCCAATGGGGAAGAAACATAAGAGCCGCTCGTAAGCTTGCTTTAATTGACCAGCTTCCATCTGTGTTTGCTGGTGTTCCTACAGGCGTAGGACTTGCAATGCGCTCAGCTATACGCCCTTTTGCTATGGCTGGAGTAGACTATGCTCGATATGGAGGCGACACAGCCGCCAAATTATTTGTAGCAGAAATGCAAGGACTTGCTACAACACTTTTAAATTGGAACGGCACTTTAACTTCTATGGGACGTACGTTCCAAAAAGGAAATAGCGCTACTGACCGTGTAATGGGTAAGTACATGGAAGACTCCAAAGCCTCATTCTTTCGTACAGGTAGTAGAGTCAGTATTGACCGAGCGGTCGCTACTTCAAAAGCCAGAATGAAAAATGAGTCAGAAGTTATGAACAGAGTCTTTGATATTAAGAACGACGGCTTTTGGTCTATTCTTTCTCTTGGTATTAGAGGAATTAGTTCTATTGATGACGGCTTCAGAAGACAGATAATGAGAGGTAGACTGGATACAGCATCTAGGCGTAAATCTCTACTCGAACACCCTGATAACCCTGTAAAAGCAGAAGAGGCTTACAAGAATTACCAGAAGACCATGTGGTCAGAAAGTAATGGATTGGAAGTCTTAACTAACTACAAAGATTTTATCGATGATGTAAATGACGTAAATCAGAACTTACTCTTCTCAGCACAAATGGATGACCCTGAAATGTTCCACGTGAACATGGGAGAGCGATTAATTAAGATGTTTGGCGACTACGCAAAGAATGACGATGCGTTAGCTTTTGCTATAGACGCTTTCATGCCTTACATCTCTGTTCCTATTCGTGGTGTGTATCGTGGTGCTAGATTTGCCGCGTCGCCTTTGGTTGCCGCTAGAGGAGGGTTAAAGAACCCATATCAGGCAAAGATAAATAACAAACAGAGTGGAATTGATTCAGCAGAATATCAGCTTCTAAAATTAAAAGAAGATGACCCTCTCGCTGGAACACTGCGCGACCAAATAAAGAATGCACAGAATGACATTCAAATCCTCAAGGAACGCAAAACAAAATACTTTGAAGATGCTATGGTAGACCTAGCGTTTGGTGGAGGCTTAGTGGCTCTAGGAGCTAGTGCCGCCGCAATGGGTCAAGCTACAGGCTCACTTAACTGGATGAGCAAAGACCAGAAAGAAAAGAACAAGGTAGAGTCATTTAAACTGTTTGGCATGGATTATAGCGCCGCTCAGCCTTGGTCAGTTCCTATAGCTATTGGAGCAGACCTTGCCGCTTATGCGTTTGCTAGGGATTCAGGAGCACTCAGCGAGAAACAAAATGTTGTTAATCTAATTAGTTCCTCTCTAGTAGAGATGACTGAGCAAGTACCAATGTTTGAGGGATTTAAAACCTTTAATGCTATTATCTCTGGAGGTCTGGATACCAAGGTTCAACAAATAAACAGACTTGGAGCCAGTTACGTTCCACTCCCAGCACAGATTAGAAAGACTCTTATGGCATTCCGAGAAGACGGAACCATAGGCGACCTACGTGGAGGAACGTTTGCACAAAGACAAGCTTATGCTTTCTTAGGTATAAAGCCCATAAATAAGCGCACAGATTACTTTGGAGAAGACGTTAAGAGCACTAAGAACGCTATTCAGCTAGGAGTTATAAGACAATATCCTTCCAAGCCCCTTGAGTTTGAATCTGAGTTTGAAAGAGTGCTTGCTACGGATGTATATGACAACGTCCAGCCTCCTCCTAGTTCGCTTGGTAATAAAATTAAGATGACCTCTTATATCAACGACGAAGGAATTACTTTGCAGTACGCTTACAACTTACGTTTACGTAATTACAAGATGATGTACAAAGGGCGCAAGCTGACTCTTAAGCAAGCTGTGAATAAACTTATGAAAACCCGTTCGTGGAGAGACAAGTACGAAGATACTACTATATCTAAGTCTCTTACTTACACCAACGAAGGGCTTCGTGAGCTAAACAAACTACTTCAAACTTACTACAATGGTCTTAAACAAGACATCATTGAGGACGACCGTTTCGCAAAACAATTTGTTAACGGACAAGAAGAAACCCTTTACGAAACAACCCAGCGTACGGAAACAACCGTACAAGGTATAAGTAAACCTCTCAGAGAATTAATGCAGTTTAACTAAAACAATAAAATGGACTCACAACACTTAACCCCAGCCATAGGAACTATAGGTCTCCTAGGCACAATCACCCTCGACTACATCAACACCGCAGTAGCCATATGTGTAGGTCTTATGACCCTCGTATGGTTAGGCATAAAGATATGGAAGGAGCTAACAGATGAGCGAGAAAACTGAAAAACTTAATGTTCTACAAGATATGCTCATCAATGAGTTTATTGAGCGTATACAAGCAGGAGCCGCAACTCCTAGTGACCTCAATGCCGCCCGTCAGTTCCTCAAGGACAACGGGGTACACGCACAGGTCACTAACGAAAACCCTCTAGGTAACCTCGTAGATATGTTGCCGTTTCGAGATGACTCCGAACACGTTAAATTAGCCGCCCATGAGAGACTATAAAAAGGAGTACAACAGCTACCACGGGTCAGCTAAGCAAAGAGCCCGTCGTTCCTCACGTAACAAGGCTAGACGCCTAGCTGTAAAGACACACGGTAAGTCAGCAGTGCAGGGGAAAGACGTTGACCATCGTGACCGCAACCCCCACAATAACAGTCGCAGTAACTTGCGGATACAAAGCAAGTCAAAGAACCGCTCCCGTAACAAATAATGGAAGAACTCAAAGACTTTAGGAACTTCTTGTTCCTCGTCTGGAAGCACCTAAACCTCCCAGAGCCAACACCTATTCAGTATAACATAGCTGACTTCATGCAAGGTGAAGAGAAGCGTGTTATCATTGAGGCATTTCGTGGTGTTGGTAAGTCTTGGATATGTTCCGCCTATGTGGTTCATCAGTTATTCCTGAATCCCTCTTTAAATTTTTTAGTTGTCTCTGCGTCCAAGACACGTTCTGACGACTTCTCTACGTTTACTCTTCGTCTTATCCACGAAATACCCTTTCTGGCTCACCTAAAGCCCACAGATAAACAGCGGTTCAGTAAGATTAGTTTCGACGTTGGGCCTGCGCCCGCGTCTCACGCTCCTAGCGTTAAATCGCTGGGTATAACATCACAGCTTACAGGTTCCCGTGCAGACATAATAATTGCAGATGACATTGAGGTAGCTAACAACAGCGCTACCCAGACCATGAGGGAAAAGCTTAGCGAACAAGTCAAAGAGTTCGACGCTATCCTTAAGCCAGAGGACTCCTCTAAGATTATATTTCTAGGAACACCCCAGACTGAGGACAGTATTTACAATAAGCTACAAGAACGTGGCTATGGGGCTCGTATATGGCCTGCTAAGTACATCACCCCTCAGACTAACGAAAAGAGCTATAACGAGGCTGTGAAGGGCATCTGTGTGGACGCTGAGAAAGAAGGCAAGGCTACAGAACCTACACGGTTCTCCGATATTGACCTGTTGGAACGAGAGATGTCCTATGGTCGCTCAGGGTTTGCCATGCAGTTCATGCTGGATACACGCCTAAGTGACACCGATAGACACCCTCTGAAGCTCAACGAGCTCATTGTTATGGATATCGATAACGAAGTAGCCCCAGAGAAGCTTGTGTGGGCTCAAAGTCCAGACCTTGTGTGGGACGGCAGTGTACCTAACGTAGGCTTCGGTGGAGATAGATACCACAGACCCTTCCAAGCAATAGGTGACCATATACCCTTTACTGGCTCGGTGTTAGCCATTGACCCTGCTGGTCGTGGTAAGGATGAAACAGGGTATGCCGTAGTAAAGATGCTAAATGGTATGCTGTTTGTTCCTGACGCTGGTGGTTTACAAGGTGGATACAGTGAGGAGACCCTTAAGTCCCTCGCAATGATTGCTAAGAAACATGAGGTCAACTACGTCATCGTAGAATCTAACTTTGGTGACGGTATGTTTAACGAGATATTTAAACCTATCCTAAATAAGATACATCCTTGCTCTATTGAGGAGGTCAGACACAATATACAGAAAGAAAAGCGTATAATTGACACCCTAGAGCCCATTATGAACCAACATAGGCTCATAGTTAGCCCTGATGTTATCCGTAAAGACTTTGAAACTGCTCAGGGATACCCTCCAGAGCTACAACTCCGCTACCAACTAATGTACCAGATGTCCCGTATTACTAAGGACAGAGGTGCTATAACACATGATGACCGCCTTGATGCTCTAAGTATTGGTGTTAACTACTGGGTCGAACAAATGGCTCAGGATATGGACACTAAAATTAAGGACAGAAAGGTAGAACTCATAAACAAGGAACTACAAAGCTTCTCAGATGCCTATTACAAGCGTTCTAAGGGGTCAAATAGCTCATTACAATGGACATGAATGGAAGTACCCCACTAAGCCCCTTGGAGAGCGCCAGAGCAATCCTAGGCGAACACTACAAGAACTATGTTAT